TTAGCTCAAGTTTTTAACAAGAGCAGAGCAGGATCTATTTACGAACGCATGGGCAAGAAAAGCCCTGACAGTCGATTTGTAAAAAATCAAGATGGAAAGCTGCGTGCGCCACTTAAAGGTAAAGATCGCATGCAGGGTCGATTGCTCTACCGTGCTTATGATGAAAACAACGGCAAGGCTAAAGAAGGTGTTTTAAGAGCTGTTTCAACAGCAGCGGATAAACTTAATAAACGAGCAACAGTGAAAGGCTAATCATGGCTAATGTAATTATTGACATTGCTGCCGAGTTCACTGGCAAGAAAGGCTTTAAGCAAGCCGAAACAGCAACAGACAAGATGTCTAAGAATGTTAAGAAGCTTGCTGGCGCTCTTGGTCTCGCATTTGGTACTGCTCAGGTTATTGCTTTTGGTAAGGCTTCTGTAAAAGCGTTTGCAGAAGATGAAGCTGCTGCTACTAGATTAACCAAGAGCCTGCAAAATCTAGGACTTGGGTTCGAAGATGCACGAGTTAAAACATTTATTCAGGATCTAGAATCAAGTGCTCATGTTTCGGATGATGTTCTTCGTCCGGCGTTTCAGAGCCTATTGCAGACTACGGGGTCAGTTGCCAAGTCTCAAGAGTTGCTCAGCCTTGCTCTGGATGTTTCTGCGGGCAGCGGAATTGATGCAGCTCAAGTAAGTCAAGATCTAGCACTAGCCTATTTAGGACAGACTAAAGGTCTGAGTAAATATGAATTGGGTTTGAGTAAGGCAGAGTTACAATCTGCAAGCTTTAACAAGATTCAAGGCGCACTCAATGATCAATTTACTGGACAGAACGCAGCTAGATTAGATACTTATGCAGGCAAGATGGATGCAATTAATCTTGCTTTAGGGAATGCTCAAGAAACAATCGGTGAAGGTTTAGTCGATGCTTTCGCAATTCTTGCAGGCGATACAGGTATTGGATCGGTTACAGAGTCAATCAATCAAATGGCATTGGCAGCCAGCGAGAGCATTGTAAGTATCTCGAAGGTAGTTGCAGAGTTACAAAAGATTCCAGTTGTAGGCAGCATTCTCAGCCGATTACAGAATCCGTTAGGATTGCCCGAAGAATTATTGGTTTTTGGTCAGGGCGGTTTGCTAGATGAGTTTAGAGCTTATGGCAGAGAAACAAGGAAATATGGTGGAGCTGCTGCTACAAAGTATCTAGCAGAGGTCGAAGCCGCTGCTGCTGCTGCTCGTAAAAAAGCCGAGGAAGAAGCAAGAAAGCGCGCTCAAGAATTACTTAAGATCAAAAATAAGCAACTTGAAAATGAGAAGAAGCAATTAGCTGCTAAGAAACTTGCGGCAGTAATCGACAAGGCAAACCTTGCTCTTAACAAGGGTCAAGAAGTTTTTGACATGGACAGAATCCAAATTGCAGCAGCTCTTGCTAATCAGGCTGAGCAACTAGGCAAAGCAACAGATGCATCTCAGGCTTTACAAATTGCTAATGATACTGCCCGCCTAAATGTCAAGAAGTCAATCCTTGCCCTTGAAGATGCTATTGCTGCAAAAGATGAAGCCTCTATCGTTGCTGCGACTAATAAACTTAATGCAGATCTAAAGGTTCTAGGTGCTCTCAGCGGTCAAAGTCTAAAACTTTCGGACATCAAATCTATCCTTGAAAGCCTAAAGCCAGCAGATCTAATCAACTTGGCTAACCTAGATGCGGCAATCGCCAAGATGATGGAATTGCTTAAGCTGCAAGGCACTAAAACTCTTACGCCTACTCAAGGCAATACTTCTGTGCCATCTGCCGTTTCAACACCTTCTGCAATCTCAAGCCCAACTGCGGTAGCAGAACTCATGACAGGCATTGGATCTAATCTCAAAGAGTTCACTATTCTTACAGATGGAATTGCTAACAGTTTTCAGAAGATTGAAGATGTTGGTGCTTTTAATGCTTTGGCTAACATGTACGCAGGTGGTGCAATCAATCCATTTAATGCTGGATCATTCCGCATGGCAGAAGGTGGATCGACTTTTAGTTCTGGGGCTGTAGGTTCCCGCGACATTAACATCACTGTGAACACAGGCGTGGGAGACCCCAACGCTATTGCAGAAGCTATTGACAATGTGCTTCGTGAAGCCCGTGACCGAGGAACACTTACAATCCTATGACATGGCTTCCAGAATGGCGCGTAACAGTAGGTGATGATGTCTATACGACTGTCACCTCTGTTTCTTTTGCATCTGGTCGCTTAGACATTGATCGCCAACCTACAGCAGGTTACTGCCAAGTAGAGATCATCAACACAGACAATTCGCCTTTTACCATCAATGTTACAGAGCCGATCACTTTAGAGCTTAAAAACTCAACTGGCACTTATGTGACTGTATTCGGTGGAGAAGTATCAGACTTCAATGTCGGGGTGCGTAGCCCAGAAGAAACAGGCTATATCATTACAGGCAAGATCCTAGGCATTGGCTCCCTGGCTAAATTGACTAAGGCTGTCTATAACACAGCTCTCATAGAAGAATTAGATGGCGAGCAGATTGCAGACATCTTAGGCGCAGCCCTAAACCTAACATGGGCAGAGGTCACACCCACAGTTACTTGGGATACTTACCCAGCAACACAGACATGGCTAGATGCAGAATCATCCATTGGCACTATCGACACAGGCTTCTACACAATGATTGCCCTTGCAGCAAGTGCTACTGCCAAGTCTCAGACCCTTGCAGATCAGATTGCTAACAGCGCACTCGGTCAGCTCTACGAGGAAAAGGACGGAGATGTTTCCTATGACGATGCAGATCACAGATCTAACTACCTTGCAGCAAACGGCTTTACTAACCTTGATGGCGCATATGCAACACCAAGCTCTATCACCTCAACAACTCAGGTTGCTCGTATCCGTAACAGCCTTATCTACAAATACGGCACAGGATACGGATCTACCTACAGTACCTCTGACACGGACTCCATAGCCTCTTACGGGCTGTTTGAGCGGTCAGTCGAATCTAACATTAAGAACCTTGCAGACATCACCGACATCGCTTCTAGAGAGCTTCAACTCCGTGCTACGCCACGGGCATCATTAGGTGCTATTCGCTTTCGTCTAGATAATCCAGACATGCCAAGTGCCATGCTTGACAGTCTTATTGGGGTCTTTTTTGGTCAGCCTGTGCTTATTAACAATCTGCCTAGCAACTTGCTTGGTGGGATCTTTGACGGCTTTGTCGAGAATGTGGCTCTGAACGCTACTCCAACTTATGTGGACATAACTCTCTATGTCTCAGCAACAGACTTCTCACTCAGTACGACTCAATGGGAAACAGTATTGCCCGCCTCTCTAGCTTGGACGGGCGTAAATGGTACACTTACATGGACAAATGCGACAGGAGCACTAACCTAAATGGCACTATCACCGAACTATGGATGGGCTGAGCCAGATAACTCAAGCCTTGTTAAGAATGGCGCACAAGACATTCGTGCATTGGGCGATGCCATTGATACATCACTCTGGAATGTCGGCTATGGTCAAGCAGGTAAGAATAAGATTATCAATGGTGACTTCGGTATCTGGCAGCGTGGCACATCTTTTACATCTCAAACATTTGCGACTTATTATGCAGATCGTTTTTGCGGTGGGGCAGATGGTGGGGGTACTCGCACAGTTAGTCAGCAAACCTTTACACCCGGAGCTGCTCCAGTTGCAGGGTACGAAAGTCAATACTTTTTAAGAATTGCTCGAAGTGTTGCAGGTTCAGGATCAACCTTTGATGTAGTAGAACAACGGGTTGAAGATGTCCGCACTTTCGCAGGTCAGACTGTTACCTTTTCTTTTTGGGCAAAAGCGGATTCAACAAGGTCAGTTGGTATACAGCCAGAACAGATTTTTGGTAGTGGCGGTTCAGGCAATGTAGGTTTTACTGGCGCAACAGTAAGCCTTACCACTTCATGGGTTCGCTACACAACAACTATCTCTGTGCCAAGTGTTTCAGGAAAGACAATCGGCACAGGCAGTTATCTCAATTTAAGATTCAGTTTTCCCCTAAACACTACTTTTACTATTGACATCTGGGGAGTGCAGTTAGAGTACGGCTCAAAGGCAACACCATTTGAGACTGCAACAGGAACAATCCAAGGAGAGTTAGCCGCTTGTCAGAGGTATTATTTTAAGGATACAAAAACAGTTTTAAGAGCAGACCAAGTTATTGCTGGTTCGATTGTTTATGGTGTTTATTATTTGCCACAAGAAATGCGAACAACGCCTACATTGACACAAACAGGCGGCGCTACCGAAACTTCTAATACATCTGCAACAACTCTCAGTAATGATGGTTCATCGAGTAATGCAAGAAAAACTGGTATTTATGTTACAGGTGGTGCATCAACTGGAACTGTTTATATGTATCGAACAGTAGAATGGAGTGCAGAACTATGATTCAATACACAAAAAAGACAGATGCTCTTGGTGGAGAATACATTGAAGGCATTGATGGGGATACTTTAATGATTATTCCTATTGACCCATCAAACTCAGATTATCAGCGCTATCTAAACCCTGAAGCGGAACAACCTAATGTCTGAATATCCTTGCAAGTATGATGGTTGCAATGACCAGATGATGATTATGGGGTATTGCGATATTCATTGGCAAGAGGTCAAGGCAACTTGGACTCCAGACCAGATGGAACAATCCACACCGATTGTGATCGATGAAGCCGAAGCTAAGTAAGGCAGCGATACAGCTACGCGAACAGTTCGATGACTCGTTTCCAGATCGTGACCGCACATCGGATGGTTGGATCGGTGATACCCGACACGCTACTCGCAAGTCAGATCATAATCCAGATGAGCAGGGCTGGGTTCGTGCCATTGATGTGGACAAAGACTTATTCAAGGGCGGAAAGCCAGACATCATGGGAGATCTTGCTGATCAGCTTCGTACCTTGTCCAGATCCAAGAAAGACAAGCGTATTAGTTACATCATTTACGATGGACGAATCTGCTCACGCATCCTTAACTGGAAGTGGCGCAAGTACACAGGGGCTAACAAACACACTAAGCACATGCATGTTAGCTTTAAG